GTTAATGATGACTCAAATGGAGAATCGCATAAACACTGAGTTTCAATCAGCGTTTGGTGCACTCCAACAAGATAATGAACTGACTTTACGTCAAGACTATATAGAGCAACTGTTCTATAACGAGTACGAGATTGAGGAGAGCAACGGACAGTTTTATGCCGTCAAAGACGGTGTACCTGACCTAGACGCTCAAGGCAATAGAAAGTCAGTGGCTAACTCACTCGTTGAGTTTGCTAAACAATTTGCGAAGCCCAAGAAAGTGGGCGCTGGCGGAGCAACTGGTGGTACTCCAGCTAGTAGTGAAAGACCTAGCCGAGCAGAGTTTCAACAACTTGTACGCTCGTCTAATCCAGCAGACCGTGCTAAGGCTGAGGAGCTCTTCGGGGCGATGAAAGCAACAGGCGGTTGGGCTGAACAAGCGTAAATCCATCTTTTATGGTTAGGCAAAACCTTAATTGTCATGTTCTGGTCATAGCGACCCAAAAGCTAAAATATAACCTTATACCTATAATTTAACTTTTATAAAGACATGGCAATTAATAGCAATTTCAATATATACGAACCAGAGGCGTTTGTAGAGGTAGCTCTAGCTAACCAATATCCAGACCGACCAATGGTATCTAAAGCCGTTACTAACGTAGCTGGTGCATCTATCGAAGGACTCGTTGCAGCTCGTAACAAGTCTGTAAACATCACTCGTGCCGTAAAGCCTAGTGGTTCCCCTTCTTCTTACTCAGGTTCTTATAGTCTAGGAACTCCTGATGCTAGCGAAGAAACGCTAACTATCAACAAGCACTACTATGCTGGTTTCAGCATCGACAAAGCTGACCAAAAGTTTGCGCTTCCTGACTTAGTACAACAGCACTTTGTACCAAGACTACACCAGCTTATTGACCAAATCAATGCTGACGTAAAAGTAGAAGCTCGTAAGTCTTTTGAAGTAGCTTTCGCTGACAACAACACTGACTCTACTGTAATGGACGACAATGACCTTGCAGAAGCTCGTAGAATTATGGCTTCTCGTAAGTTCACTACGGATAACCTAATGATGGTTATTGACCCATTCGTAGAAAAAGACTTGACTACCCTAAACATCTTCCAACAAGCTAACACTCGTGGAGATGCTGGTATTCAGTTAGGTGGAGCTATGGCTCGTGCGTATGGTTTCGACTTCTTCGTAGACAATCAAGGTTCTAGCCACACTGCTGCTACAGTAACTGACGCTGTTATTGCAGCCGCAGAAGCTGTAGGACAAACCGCATTAACTATTGATAATGGTAGTGGTTCTGCTGCAACTGTATCTCTAGCTGAGGGTGACATCGTTACTTTCGGTTCTGCTAAAGGTACCGATGACTTCTACACTGTTGAGTCTCAAACTGGAACTGTATTGACTATTAAAGAGCCATTACGAAAAGCTCTTGCTAATAACGATACTATCAACCCAGTTGATATTGCTTCAGGTGACACTGGACGTGAGCAGTTCTTCTACGACCCATCTGCCCTTGCCTTAGTAACTGCTGTAATGCCTTCAGTGGATAGCGGTTCAGGTTCAGGCGTTCGTAGAGCTGCTGGTTTTGAGCCTTCTAACAACGTGAACTACACGTTGACTGTAGAAGAAACCAAGTCAGGTGCTGACATACTTATCGAAGTTCTTTACGGAACTAAAGTATTCAGACCAGATCTAGGTGGTCGTTACATTCGTGGTAACGTATCCAAAGCCTAATTTTGAGGGGAGCCGCTTCGTGCGGCTCTCTTTTTATTATGATTAACCTAGATAATATAATGGACTATAAAGCTATGATAGGTGTGTTTGGATTCGTATCCAGCATCACCCTGCAACAGGTATCTACTACGGTATCTATACTTGTCGGTCTAGTAACTCTAGGGTACATGACCATGAAGTGGTATTACGAATGGAAAAAAATTAAAAGCGAACAATAATGGCGTTCAGTGACCTAACCCTTACTAGAAATAATATTGATGCACTAGAAGAGCTAACGTTTAAGGGTGTAAACGTCACTACAGGCTCCACAACGCTCAATCTCTCTGAGAAGGATAATCTCATACTAGGTAAAGCAATTAAGCTCCTTAAAACGGATATTCTTGAGAATCTTAGAGAGTATATCAACGATGCTACATATAGCACAGAGGTAGCTCTACTAGATGCTATACACGCTGCTGATTCGGAGGAACTCCTCGTTGATTTATTAACATACAAATTTTTAGAGTTGTGGTTCGCTCAAGATGCGACTCACAAGGATAGTTACTCTTTTGCAAAAGCAGGTAAATACTATCAAATGTATAATCAATACTTAACAAGCAATCTTAGGAGATTAAGTGGTTTACTTGCTAAACCAAAGACAACTCCTAGAGTTAGATTTATGAGTTTGTACTAATGGATTTAGGTAAAATAATTATAAAAGACATTAACAAGGTTCTTAGCCATCAGAATATGAAGCACGTATTAGAGGGCACTAATAAGTTGTACAAAGAATCTATGGAGCAGTTGAACCTTGAGGCAAAAAATCCAGACGGAAAACCAAGAACTAGATTAAATCCTTCTTACGCTAAAAGAAAATCTAAAGAAAGACAAGGTGGTGTGGGTGGTGCGTCAACTGGTTTTGCTAACTTTGTTCTTACAGGTAGGGCAAAAAAATCATTGAAAGGAACCGTTGTTACGTCCGCTAACAGTTTGGATATATTTTATCATTTCACTGATGATCAAGCTAACGAATATATGTATATAAATGAGATTTCTGATCCTTATAAAAAAGAAAGAAGACAATTTCCTTTAGAAAGAGATACTAGATCTAGTAGACAAAAGGATAACATAAAATTTGTTGGTTTAATGATTCAGTCATTGTTAACAAAAGAAAGAAGAATAATAGTGCCTCAAGAATCAACTAACGAGCTGGTAAAAGTATAATGGATAGAAACGCTATACTTACGGCATATACTACTAATTTTAATTCATATTCTGGTACAGATAGTAGAGACACTATTGAAAAGGTATTGAAATTCAGTGGTGATAATTTCGATATTAGGAAGAGAGGTGACATTAAAAGAGAAGTAGCTATATTTAGGTTGTTGAACGGTACAGCTCAGGACAGGGTAGAAGACGAAAAACCTATTGAATTATTGCAGAGTTTTGATGTTACTGTGTATGTAGAGCAATCCGATTCACATAGTGGCAAGGATAGTGCTTATGACAGATTGTTAGAAATTACAGATCAGTTAATTGACTGGGCAGATACAACCAATGGTGACTCCATCAACTCTGATGTAGAAACCTTGACGATGACTGGTGTGGACACGATAGATGAAGATGATGGTTATCTATCGACGAGTGTAAACTTTGAAAGTATAATTAAAATAAGACAATAGAATAATGGCAAAACTAATATTTACTCATGCTGAAATCCTTACCTCTGGCGGTAGTGCTATTGGCGGAGGAACATTCATCAGAAACATAACTGTGGAGGGTTTAGAAATAAGTAATGAGCCAGCTACAGTAGCAGTAGAAAATAACAGAGAAATAAACGAGTCGTTTACGGGTCGTATTGTTATTAGAACTACTGACACAAACTTCAAACAAGTTGCAGCCGCAGGAGTTACTACAGCTATACTAGATAGTGATCATGTATCCCCAGATGGAGTTCTTCCAACTGAGGCTAAACTAAAACTTCATGGAGCTACAGGTTCTCATAGCATAACAACTCCTGTTGTATATATTATGGGTCACGAAGACTTTAGCAATGGCAGAAGAGAAACTGTTTTGACAGCTCAAGCTGCTGAAATATCAACGCTAAATTCTTTAGCTGTATCTTAATATATAGGAGTACCCATTATGTCTAGGTTATTATTTAAAAAAGCTCAAATATTTGATAGAACAGGGGATACTGAAACCCTTAAAGGAACCATTGATAACATAACTGTAGAAGGTTTAGAACTTAGTATGACTCCAGACACAGTTATGGTTGAAAATGAACGTGAATTATTTGAGTCATATACTGGTCGAGTAGTTATTAGAACTCTTCAAACTAAATTTGATGGTACAACTGACGATATATTAGCAGCAGGGACTAGTAATAGTACTGGCGCTGATTATATTGGTGTAGGTGGAGAACAGCCAAAAGAAGGGTTTATCAAACTTATAGGAAAAGGCGTAGACGTTACATTGGGTGGTAACGATGCAACATCTGGATTACCTCTTTTGACATTTATACAGGGATACCGATCATTTGAAAACGGAAGACTTGAAACTGTAATAGTAGCACAACTTCAAGATGTAGACAGTAGAAAGGTGTTGTTCTCTGAAGCTGGAACTGCTTAATAAATAGGAGTAAACAACAATGTCCACACAACTAAACAAGTTAGCTATAATAAACACATCTACGTTATCTGAAACGCAGACATTTTCTGTTGTGCAAGAGGGCGCTGCTGAGGCTTCGCGGCAAATTATAAGCATAGAGCCAAACACTCAAATAATAGAAAACAACAGAGAAGTAATTACAAGCAAAGTTTACAATATTACAGCTACAGGGTTGTATAGCGCAGCATCTAGGTCTCAGCTAAATACTTGGGCTACTAATCAAACTAGTCTCGTTTTTTCTGGTATAGGTTTAGACGGTAGTATACTTCAGGCGGAAGGTACACTGCAAGTTGTGACTCAATTTGAGGATAATGCCTCATTTAGATTTACTAGCTCAAGGGAAGCTGTAGGAGGATATAGTTCTTCTACAGGTAAGCATACAGCAGAGATGTCTTATTCTAAAAACGGATTATCCTTATTTAATTGGCAGGAAGGTTCCGTTAGTGGTGTAGCAGCAGGATGGACAAATGGATTTGGAGACCCTGCAAACCCATTTGAGACTGTTGCATTCAGTAACGGAATACAAAGAGTTGCGGAAGCAACGGCTGATGACAGGGCACTGTATCGTGACATACACTTTCCGTTTGCTGGTAAAACACTGACTTTTAGTATAGACGTTGTAGACACCGCAGACCCTGATGACAGCGATTATACAGGGGCATTGATAGGTATTCAATGTTATACTGTTTCTAATAGTGTTGTTAATTCTCAAGCAACACAGGTTATATCTGGAACAGGTACTGTACAAGTATCAAAAACGCTGCCAACTACCTGTAAATGGGTAAGAATTAGCGTTGAAGGAGATAGCGGATGTGACTTTGAGTTTCAGAACCCAACATTACAACTTTCTACTGATTATGAATTTGTAGAGTTTAACACATAACCCTAAAATAAAGCGAGCAATTTATGGGACGTATAACAAAGATAAACGGTGAATTTATGGGGGTTCGGTTTGAAGTAAAGCCAACCCCTATTCGTTTTGATAAGGTAATAGAAGATCGAAGGCAAATGCTTTTGAACTGGTACAAAGAGAATCATCCTAAGACTCATAAAAAAATAATTAGTGACACCGTTTCTTTTGAAGACTATAACGCTAGTGACCTTGAGGCTATAAACGGATGGCGTATGGATGAAGAGTTTCGTGCTAAATACTGCAAGTTTACCGCAGATAACTGCATAAAACTAGAGACCCCAATCAAAGATGATGTATGGAAGTCTGATGAGTTAGAATTAGGAACGCTTGAGGAAGCGTGGGATTTTTTTACGAACAGGCGACAAGTACCTTTAGATGGAGTCGGAGTACTTTAGAGTCATTAGACTTGCTCGCACCTAATGACTTAGTGGTTGAAGTTGGCGGAGCGTACACATATTACTGTTACGTTCTTGCTGACTTTGATCCACTGCGAGCAAAGGAACTTGAAGCCGAGTGTTCCGTAGATGATATAACTAAAGCAATGATGGCTCGTGAGGCTTACCACAGACCATCAGATACATAGGAGCTATGCCTGAGTTAATTTACGACATAAAATTTAAGATACACTCTCCTGAGACCACTGTTAATCCTAAAAGGTTAACTAAAGAAATAAAAGAACTTCAGGGAGAGTTTGATAATCTTGATGATTCAAATAAAAACCTTAGTAAAGGTTTAGCCACATCTAATCAAGCTCTTTTTTCTTTTAGTGATTTAGTTCAGGATTCGGCTCAGTTTAGTCAAGGATTTTCGCAGGGTATGCGAGCTATTGGTAACAACGTTGGTTTTACCGCTGAGCTTATAGGTAATTTAAATAGAAGGGTCACTGACCATAATGATGCGCTAACAGATGCTGAAAAAGCTCAAGGTAAAAGTAAAACTACCATAGGAGAGCTTGGTAGATCATTTAAGGGAACTGGTGGTATTATTCTTGGTTTAAATGTAGCTGTTTTAGCAACTCAATTTGCATTTGAGGCATTAGACAAAAAACTAAAAAAACTTACAGATACAGGTAGAGCGCAGGCGGATGCTTTTGCAGAAATAGCCAAAGCGTTTGCTGACTTTGATACTGGAGCGCCTGACCCATTTGGTTTAAGAGCTAGGGAAATAGAAATCAAATTACTAACGGAACAGTTAGGAGATTTTGAATCTGAAACTAAATTCTTTAAAGAATCACTCGATAAACTACCAGAGTCAGTGCTTTTAAATACTAGTGTTTTTAGGGAGTTTTCAAAACAATTCCCAATTACTAGTAGTAATCTACTTATTTTAGAAAAGGGATTAAAAAATTTATTGCCTAAAGCATTTACAAAATTATCTGCATCTTCAAATGAATCTGCTGCCAATTTAGTTATACTGGGTGAAAACCTATCAAAAACAAAGGAGAATTTAGACGCAGCAACATTTGCTCAAGATGCTTTTCAGAAAAAATTAGATAATAGTAAATCTGGCTTAAAAGGTTTTGTTGAGTTGACAGGCGAACTTGAAAAGGTTCTTCTTCAAGATGCTTTAGGAATACAGCTTACAGCAAGCAGTTTAGAAAGTTTATCTGAAGCTACACGAAAACAATTAGATTTAGTTATACAAAGAGGTATAGAAACTCCAGAAGAAATATTTACAGCAAATCAGCTTATATCTCTTCAAAAACAACTCAAAGAAGCTATTGATAAGACCAATGAAAGCAGAGTAAAAGAGATAGAGCAACTTGAAAAGTCATTTAAAAGTGCTAATGATCGTATTCGATTAACTAACGAAAATATTGCTTTATTAGAGCTTGAATTGCAGGCTTCTGAAGAAACAGACAAAAGAGCAAAAATACAAGCAGAGGCGGAGCTTGAAAGACAAGAAATAATCACTGAAGCATTAGGCAAAGCTTTTGATGCAAAACAAGAGTTTATAAATCAAGGCTTTAATGCAGACAAAGCAGCATCCTTAGCATCTGCTGAAATACAAGCAATTGATGAAGAAGCAAGGCTAAAGATACAAATAGCTAATGCCGAAGAAAGATTAAAATTAGACAAACTAACAAAAGAAGAACAAAAAGATAAAGAAGCAAAACACCAAAAAGATATTAATGCAATAAGATCTGATGCTCAAGCAGTGTTCAGGGCTAAAGAATCTCAATTTAGAGCTCAAATATTAGCTGTAAGAGGAGAGGAAAATGAAAAAGATAGACGTGACGAGATTGCCGCTTTAAGGTTTAACGCTAAAATTCAGGCTATATCTTTAGATCAGACTCTAACGGCTACCGAAAGAGAGTCTGCTATAATTGTTGCTGCATCAGAATTTGAGATTAATCTGCTTCAAAATGAGTTAGATGAAAAGCGTAGAATAAATGATGCAGAAGTAGAGGCGGAAAGAGATAAGCAACAAAAATTAGCGCAGATACGAGATGAGGCTAATGCAGAGTTTAGAGCCAAAGAAGCAATAAACAAGCTTCAGTTACTTCAGTTAGAGGATGTTTTTGGAAAAAAATTAATTGATACATTTGGAAATCGTGCTAATTTAGAGAAGCAAAATGAAATTGCCATGAATGAATTTCATGACAACCTAGCAAAAATAAGAGCTAATTCTTTATTAAGCACGCAAGAAAAAGATGCTGAAATAAGAAAATCTGCTATAGATTTGACTACAAATTTATTTAATAATGAAAAAGAAGCATCAGAAGAAGCTGCAAAAAATCTAGAAGATACAATAGATATAGCTGGTAAAGCTGCTAGTGCTTTTATTTCATTAAGCTCTCAAAAAATAGATGCAGATATACAAGAAGCAAAAGCAAGAGGTGCATCCTCTAAAGAAATAGAAAGGTTAGAGAGAAAAAAGTTTGAATTAAACAAGAAAGCACAATTAGGAAATGCCATTATAAATACTGCCGCAAACGTTATTGAGGCGAAACCTCCATCTCCTAAGGCTATAGCAGCAGGTGTTCTAGGGGCAATACAAATAGCCACTATTCTTAAAACTAAATTTGGTGGAGGATCAGGAGGCGGTCAACGTCCTAGTGCGTCAGCATCTTCCGCATCTAGCAGCTTTATAAGAACGTCTGGTGAAGAAAGATCATCAAGAATGGATAGACCTTTATTTGCTGGGGAAAGTAATTTTCTGCCATCAGCGTCAGGTACTGGTGGAGGTGGCATGAACGTAAACGTAATTAATACGTTTAATGATAGAACGGTAGCTAGTGTAACCAGAGCTGGTAATGAGCAAAGAAGACAGGGGGCTGTTTCAGGTATATAAATTATGGCTACCGAATTACCCACCGTAAATGTCGTTACAGTAACATCCTCAGCTACCTTAAGCGGTAATAAAGACGTTCAGATAGTCATGAAGTTCAGAGACAGGACATCATCTCAGTCTGCTCAAAGCCTTACTGGAAAATTGTCTGATGTAGGCAATGTTCGTATAGAGATAGATGAGCAAGAAGATACTGATGAGTTAACTGATTTTGTTTATAATGTCGCTGAGTTTAGTTTTTCTATGTTTTCTACCTTTGGGGATGGGAGTTCGTTTGGTGCGTTTTTAAATGCCCTTACTTTTAATGACTTAATACAAATTGAACTAAAGTATGATGACACAGGTAGCGGTTCGTTGCCGTCTAATCCAGATATATTTTTAGCAAAAAAACTAGATGTTTCTTATGATGAAATAAGGAGAGAGTTTAAAGTTAAGGCATTTAGCGCTATGAAGTTTGTTAATGCTATTACACCTTACAATCCTGATAGTGATGAAGTAACTCTTAATTTTGGTAGTGACACATACAAGGGTGTTACTGCAAAGGATTTAATAAAGAATTATATAAACACATTAAGCTCATCAACAACTGCAAAGATACAGTCTTCATTTACAAAAGTTAAATCAGATGCGGATGGTTTAGGGAATGGTGTCACTGGTGTTTTCCATATGTTTGTAACGGACGTAAATGGTACTCTTATATTAGCGGATTCCACTATTTCTGGTGGTCTAAATCAATTTGCAGCAACTACCTTAGAGCAGGCTAGGTCTGCGGCACTTAAGCTGGGCGTTATTGAAAGCGCAATAATAGGTTCCTTGTTTGGTGAAAACTTCTATGTAAGAAGAGATTACACAGGAAGCGCTAGTGGGTATAGTTCTACATTAACAGGATCAGATTTAGAAGAACTAAAAATAAAGTTTTTTGGTGCTAATATTCAAAAAATAACGTTATCAGGAAATAATATAGGCACTAGTGACACTACATCTTTACTATCAACCATTGATGGTACGGCAACTAAAACATTAGACTTGGCAGTAGGTGCCTTTGCCAATACTCAAACTCTTACAGGTAACGACAGTTTTCCAGTAAACGTAGATGTATCTAATCCCAGCGGAAGGTATAGAGAGACAACATCAGGTAGTCAATTAGGAGCTGGTCTTAACATTGGTAATGACGCAATGGCTATTTATAAAAAAGTTTTAGCAGCAGCCAATACGGTTAAGTTTGAGTTTGTTGTTTTGGGTACAGACAAATTAAAACCCTATCATTATGCTACATTAGATCATACGATGTCAGAGTTTATAGTACAAAATGGAAACGATAAAGTTAGACCCTCATCATTAGAGTACGATCTAAAAAATAACAAGATAAGGGTAGAAGCATATAGCATAAATTAAATTGGCTAAAGTTAGCAACATAGTAGTCATTACAGATGCAGGCGGTACACAAACGCTAACCATCCAAAATTACTCTGAGTCGGACGAACTAGAGTTTTTTAACGTACCATTCGATGAAGCCATAGATGGAACGTTACGTGGCAATTTCAGAGATTTCAGGAGAAAGATAGGACTCACCTACAATTTGTGTACGACTCCTGATACTTACCGATCCATTTGCAATAACATAGCCACAGACCTACTCAACGGTGCGGAGTTTATTTATATCGGTATTGATACTGATAACGTAATTAGAGTAGTTTTAGAAGATGGCTTCGCAAGTCGTGTTCAATACGCAAATCAGCATGGCTTGTTTGTCCCAAAGATTAACTTTACAGCTTTTGAACTTGGCATTGATATTACGTTGGAATTTGAGGATTTTCGTTTTATAAATGAAAGCGCAGCAGGTGACCAGCGTGATTATAGGTTTATATATGAAACTGTTATAACCAGATTAGATTATGGCTTTATCGAGTAAGTTAGAAACTATAAATATACGAGTGGATCATGCTACTCCAGCGAGTGGAGATTGGGAGTATAAATTCACGATAAATAGTATGGTGTCTGACATTGGTCAGGTAAACTTTAACTCACCATTTGATGAGGCTTTGGATGGCAGTCTAAGGCATAACCTCAGAGGATTTAGATTAAACTTAGAGTTGAATTGGGAGAAGTTATTGTCATCTACGGCTCAGAAGAGAACGTATACCTCTAGTTGGCCAGCTAGTTTCTCAGCTAGTACGGTCAGTGCGTTTCTTAATGATTTAGTAGATGCTTTAGTTACCAATGGTGACGGTCACGTAGAGGTATCATTTGATGGGACATTTGATACGATATATAACATATCCACACCTAACTTATCATCAGCCGATCACTTTCGTTTTGTGTTAGATAGCTCTACATTTAGAACGGTATACACCAACCAAATAGGCAGAAGTTCTGCTAACTTGAAGTTTGTAGGTAAACAAATATTAACTGGTATTCCAGCAGCATTGGAAGCCCCTAGCGTATAAGATTACATGGCAACAGAAGTAAAACGTAGAAGAGGTACAACCACTCAGCATTCATCGTTTACTGGAGCTGAGGGAGAGATAACAGTAGACCTAACAAAGGATACCCTTGTTGTTCATGATGGCTCTACTCAAGCTGGGTTTCCATTGCTAAGGGAAGACTTTAGTAATGCCCCTGCGGAGATAGACGTACAAAACTCTACGATTGAAGCCTCTGAGTTTATTGGTGATTTACGTGGAGCAGTACGATTTAAAGCGCGGGCTGATGTTTCTTTAGCTAAGGGTGATGCGGTATATATATCTGGAATCAGTGGTAACACACCGACTGTAGGTCTAGCCGATGCTAATGATGCAACTAAGATGCCAGCATTTGGTTTAGCCGCTGGGGCTATCAGTGCAAATGCCACAGGTGAAATAATAACGTTTGGTACGCTATCTGGGATAGATACCTCATCTTTTACGGCAGGTGACGTTCTATATATCAGCGATACTGGCACGAGTGGTAATACCATTACATCTACAGCGCCTGCTGGTGAGTCTGCTCAGATTCAGAACATAGGTAAAGTACAAAGGTCTCATGCGAGTGCTGGGTCTATCAAGGTAGGTGGTGCAGGCAGAAGTAATGCTACACCAAACCTAGACCAAAACAAGA